TACCGTCAAAGTTTACACCGTTAATAGCTCTAGCTGTAGCAAGGGCTGTAGCTGTTGCAGCATTTCCTGTGCATGAACCTGAAGAGCCCGAAACGGTTGTTTGATCGCCTGTATTGTTTCCTGATATACTGGCGTCTGAAAGAGCTGCACTAAGTTGAGCTACACTAAAAGAACCTAAAACAGTAGCATTGCCAGTAGATGTAATATGGCCTGTTAAGTTTGCATTGGTTGTTACTGTTGCAGCATTACCAGTTGTGCTCTGGTTAAGGGTAGGGACGTTGTTTGCATGAATTGTACCAGCCCCGTCAGATGTAAGGTCTACAGGAATAGCATCAACAACCAAGTCAATGTTTCCGTCACCGTCTTGGTAAGTCGCTGATATTCTTGTCTCTGTGTTGCCACTGAACATATCGCCTACGATATCTTGAACCTGCTCCGTACTTAGCTGAGTATCAGCCGTCATATCGGTCACTACAAGGTTGATCTTTTGAGTGCTGCTATCGTATGTAGAGGCAATACGAGTGTCCGTGTTTGAAGTAAACATGGCGCCCACAACAGACTGAACAGAGGAGTCGCTGCGACTTGATGACGGAGTTGAAGGGGTAAATGCTCCTGACGAAGTGTCGAACACTAATGTTTGACCATCTGTAATATCTGAGACCTTTACATCAGTCAGTTCTGCTAGGCTCGTAGGAGTAACAGATCCAACAAGATCTATGGACAAAGTGTTTTCAGGGCTGACAACCTTCGTGACTACATTGGTAGACTCACTAAGAGTCAGGTTGATTTCATCAGCTCCAACAGCACTCGTCAGCACATTGGTGCTGCTCGATACAGAAAGTGTCAAGTCGCTCATACCGTAACATCCTCATTGACTGTGATGACACCCGTAAGCCATGTCTGGGTAATACCGCCCTTGATCGTTTGAAGATCGTAGACATACAAACCGCTGCTGATGTTTGCCATCACGCTGGATGGAATGGTCACCGTGAGCACCCCTCCTGATGAGCCCGTTATAGTCATTTGACTGTCGTCAATGGTGGGCAAGGTGCTGACATCAGTCTCCCTTAACTGCATCTTAAAAGAGTATGAAGTCAGGTTTTCAGTGACACCACTCGAATTTGTTACATTGACTACTAAGTTGAATGTATCACCCTTACGACAGGTGATGTCCAACCGTTGAGCTACATCGAGGCTTACCTTACTCATATCAAATCAGGTCTTCTAAAAATTTCTCCAAGCCCTCGTCCTTTTCTTCGACTTCTGGTAAGCGAGGGATCTCACCTTTTCTCTGAGAGATAAGCTTAGACTGCTCTGATGCCGTCCGTGCTATCCTCTCGTCCTTGCCTGACTCCTTCATCGTCTCAATCTTTTCTCTGAACTCCTGGTCGCTGGCACGGGCACCGAGGACAGCTTGAGCTTTGATCTGCTCAATCTCTTTCCTCATCTGATGCATGGCCGAAGCCACCTGCACATCGACCTGAGCTTTGAGCTGCATCTTCTGCGCATCGATCTGAGCCTCCATCTGCATCTCCTGCATCTTGGACTGTGAGGCCGCCTGCGAAGCCTGTGCGTTGGCTTGAGCCTGAGCTTGCATGTTTTGCTGAGCAAGCTGCTGCTGCTGAGCCATGCGGCGCTTACGGCGCACCACCAGAAGCCTCTCTGCTTGATCGATGTCCTTGAGCTGCCTCACCGCCATAGCGTCCTCCAAGTCGATTTCTTTCTGAGCCAAGGAAGCCTGGATATTCTGCTCCAAGAAGATGCGGTCCTCGTCAGACATAGACTTGATGACCTGGATGCCAAAGTTGTACATAGGTAAGTCCTTGAAAGAACTCAACACCTCCATGTTGTACTTGCCGATGGCTTTCTCGTAGGTGCGATACAGCACTGACTTCTCTGGGATGATCTGCAAGCACCTGACAATATCCTGACAAACACGCCTGTACAAAACAAGCGACGCATTCGTAATGTCGTACAAGGCGTTGTTGCCCGCAGCCAAAGCTTGTTGTTGCACGCCCACCAAAGCATCGCCCTTGGGGGTCGATGCATCCATGACCTCGTTGACACCCGTAGCATCACGAATCATTCTCAAGTAATGATTGTACAGCGTGATAAAGGAGTTGATGTTTCTGATCTGGTTTTCGATAGATCGGATCGGTGGGTTCTGGAAGCCTCCCTCAGGATTCTTCGAACGGTAGTACATGATACCCGTCTGCTCGTAGATGTCTTGCAACTCCAGAGGGCTCAGGTCACCGCCACGACCAAGCTGTACATTCTCCAGTCCTTCAATGTCGATGATCAATCCGTCAGGCTTGGCCTTGGCTACGGCCTGCTGGATCTTACAGTGTGTAAGCTGCAACTGATCGGCGAAGCCCGTGATGCCTCCCACCAATGACTTGGGAATCATACGGCGGATGTTTGTGCAGGCGATGCTGTACGAAAGCTCGGCACGGGAGATGTCGTGAACATTCTTGGGAATGTTCTTCATCCGTCCGTAGTTGAAGATCTTTTTGCTGTCAACGATGTAGCATCCTCCGTACAAGGTCTCCACGTCCATCTTGTATGGCTTGCGGTCGTACACCGATTCAGACGCAGGCTTGAAGGCCATGCCCTTGTAGTAGAACCCTACATTGCCAAAGCGTGACTCCTTGCTTTCGTAGTACACCGTATCGACGCTCTTGAACTCGAAGTCCAAGACCTCGATCAAGTAGTCGTCATATCCATAGGTCTGCTTGCGTCCCGCACGGTCGTAGCCACCGCTAGTCATAAACTTCCCCTTGTCGTTGTAGCTCTTGTGCATGACCTTCCTGGCCAGCTCCTCGTATTCCTTCTCGGTAAACTCGTCACCCGCCATGCGCTTCAAGTCCATGATGGACATGCGCTTGATGTGACCCGCATACACGATGTCATTCATGTGGGGGTCTTCGGTGTAGCTATGCAAGAACATAGAGGGGTCTACATACTCCGTCGTAATGCCGTAGTTGGGGTCGTTCTTTCTTTTGGTGACACCCATGCCTACCTCCACCAAATCCTGCACGCAGCGGCGGTATGTGTTTTGGTCGAAGCTGTTCCAGTCCAGCGTCAGGGACGTAGCCATCTGCGCAGCTATCTCTGCGTTGGTCTTGATGTTCTGATCCAAAAAGATCTCGGCCTCCTCTGTCGTATCGGGAACCGAGTCGGGATCGACCTTCGTGCTTAGACCCAAAGCCTTGGCCTCCTGGAAGGCTTGCTTGTTCTCAATCGTAATCTCGATCTCCTGCCTCTTGGTTTCCTTATCCTGTCGAGACACAGGGTCGATGGCTTCTACAGAAGGGTAGGGCTTGCGAGAAAGAATCCTGTTGACGACAACCTTAACGAACTTCGGGATGATAGGTACAGGAGCCCAATCGATATTGAGCAGCGTGCCGTCACCGTTGTTGGGGTCGAGGCTATTGAGGATCTGCTTGTAGATAGAAGTATCCTGCGTGCCGTTGGCGTAGTCCCGATTCTTTTCAAACTCGTAGAAACGTCTGTTCAAAAGAGAGGACGAATCCTGGTAGCTACCCCACTGCCCCATGATAGCGTTTGCAAAGGCTTGCCCATACGACTTACTTTCCTTGACTTTTGGCTCCGCAAATGGATCTGGGAAGTTGCCGTATACGCCTTTGTTGTCGCTATAGTTCATTACAACATTATTGTGCTATTTGCAAATATAACAATTTTCACTTGCGAAGAGTAGAGGGGCCGCCAGCGTTGTACTTGTATCGGCGGAAGAAAGTTTTTTCGCTGAAGTCTGCCCTCTTAGCCTTTGGCTTTTCTTTCTGAGCCGCCAGCAAAGCAAGACCCGAACTGATCGACAAGTCATACTTGGTTCGATTCGTAATCTTAAACTGTATCCAATCCTCAAGTGTCCTGTTAAGATACATCTTTCCCATCTCACCTTCCTCATTGTATCCTACATGCTGATGGATGTAATCTTCGATAGCTTGGGCGTGAGCCTGCAAGACATCCTGGGAGTTGGACGGGATGCCCTTCGTCTTGACATTCACCGAGCTCGAGGTGGACTTCAGGTGGTCGGGTCTATCCAAGACATAGCCATCGTATCCACGCTCCTCAAAATACCTGACAATCCCATACTTGTTGTTCTCAATCAACAGCGGGTACCCATAGAAAAACGAAGCCATCAAAATATCCTCATAGAAGATCTTGGCCATCGGTGGCCTGCTGATATACTCAGCCACAAAGATGTTCGAGGGATGCTGCATGCTGAACTTGTTGTACAGGTGGCACGCACCCTTCGACCCCCTACCATCGACGGTGGCATCGAGGTCGTAGCTGTCTACGCCCCCACAGCCTAGAGAGCTGTTGGGGGCTATCATCTTACCCCTGTGCTCCTCCCTCTTATTTCTCAAAGCTGGTGGAGGCATCCACGCCACCCGCCACCGTCCGTTCTTCATAGGGCGGAACACAACCTCTGTATCACGCCTCCCATCTTTCCAGACGAAGTTGCCCTCAACGACAGGGTTGGGATACAGCATGTCGTTGTGCTCTATCTGATCGTAGATCTTTGAGATGTCGAAGAGGCTGCCTTCAATAGAATCACGGAAAGCCTCTTCAGGAGAAAATGGGAACTGCCTGATAAACTCGTTGAGCTCTCTGGTATCCGACTTCATAGCCGACCTCTCGTTTTTCAAAAACGTCCTTGAACCAAAAGCGATGGACTCACCGTCCAATCCATCCATAGGAGCAGCAGGGTCTTCTTTGACAGCGTTTCCGTACTTGTCGAAAAAACCCTCTAGGGCTTCTTCGGCAGAAACGAAGATGCGATACAAACCACTTACCGTCCTGCCATTCGCATTGCGGGACTGGGGGTCGCTGTCTTCCCACAGCTTCTTGTATTGATTGCCACCCTTGTCCAAAGGGTTGACGGTAGATCCCACCAGGGCGGTGCCAATAATTTTTCTACCCACAATAAGGCACGTCCTTTGGATGCGCCATGCCTCCCTGATGTCTGTGGGCTTCTCCCACTTGCCCGCCTCGTCGAGATACAGCATATGGAGCTTCTCGCCGTCGTAAGCGTTGTTCGTGGTGTTCTTCCAGTTGATCACCGTGTTCAAGGCATCGCCCTTGAACGACGTCTTGTTGTTTTTGGTGATCCTCTTAGAGGGCTCACGAAAGGCCAGCTCCACACGAGGGTTGGTCGTACCGTCTTGGATAGGCTTGAAAAAGAAAGGGTAGTGCCGAAACATCTGCACCACCTTTTTCATGAAGATGTTTTCTTGGGCGTCTTTACCTGTTTTCGACTGGATGCCGAGAAGCTTATCCTTAATCTGCGTAGCCTCATCGACCAGGACTGAAGAGCAGATATTAGTATATCCAGAACGGCGACACTTAGTGTAGAGCTGACCCATGCAACGTGGGTCCACTTCGCACGCAGCCATGTGGAGAAAGATTTCACGCTGGAAAGAAAGGTACGAAGGATAGCCTATGTCCATCTTCGTCCATTGCAGCATCATGTAGTGCCGACCCGTAATATATGTAGGGACACCATCGTTGAAAAACCAAAAGCCCTCACGCCGACGCCGAAACTCCTCTTCGATATACGGACGAAACTTTTCTCTAAACTCCCTCGGCATCTCCCCCCACTCATCCATAGAACGAATCCTAGACAGCTCTTCTGGCATAGCCCGCCTCTGCCACAACTGCATGTCGTTTGGACGTCCATATCCTTCAACCTCCTCTTGGGGCGGGACAGCGGGAAGTACAATGACCAGCCCACCGAGTTCAACAACTTCACCCTGTGTGCCGTTGGGACAAATGCTGACAGCCTGCTCATCATACTTATCGACCTTGACCAGCATAAGCCTTCACGTAGTTTTTGGATTCCTTGTTCTTAGAGTTGTTGTTCTTAGAATGCACACCCTTTCTACGAATGCGCTTCTTCTCTACTTTGACGCTTAGATTCTTCATTTAATTTTTTGTTTCGTCTTTCTACAGTCTTGATTCTGTGACAGTTGGAGCAACGTATCTCACATTTTCTCATCTCCTTTTTGATTGAGGCTATGGAATACGAACCATTAACCATATCAGAGATGTTGTGTGACTTGTCTTTTACATGATCAAAATCTAGTACCAGTGGATTTGATTCGCCACAGTCGATGCACTTGTGCAGGCTCTTGACCCTTTGCACGTAATCTCTTGCCCATCGCCTTTGTGACTTGTTCCACTTCTTAGCCTTGTCCTTGTATTTGGCACTATGCTCTTGATAGTACCTTCTATGATATTCTCTTTGATATTCTTTTCTCTTTTCAGGATCCTTGAAAGGCATCAGTCCCCTGAATCGAGATTCCAAGACTCCTCCCAAAAATTGAAGTCTACTTTATTTCTCTGCCAGACTATCTCCTTCCAATCACTTAGAGTATCGCTCAGCGAAACCTCCTGAGTAGTCTTTGTCTTCTGCGATTGATCCATTGTTCGTAAGGTCTTTGATCATTTGTTCAAGCCGCTGGCGCTCTACCAGAAGCTCTTTGCAGTCCGTAGCTGTCTGCTTGATCGATTGCAGCTCAGCCTTCCTTGCACTACCGTTAATGTCTGGATCTACGGGCTTTTTGATTTCATCAATCATGTTGTTGATTGCCGTTTCCATAGACTTCATCAATCGCTTGGCAGCTTCAATCGTTGTGAACTTCGACATAGCTGATGTCTTGTACACGCATACGATAGACAATGTCGTCATTGTCTAACTTAATCTTGTAGTCAGCACTCTTCTCAAATCCTACTATGTCACCAGGATTTACATCTTGCTCCTCAAGTTCTGGGTGTGGGGTGTATACCTCGGCGATGTCTCTGACCTCAGGGTTGAGGTCGGGAATGATGATCCCTCCCTCAGTCTTTTCCTCCTCTTTTTTCTGATCTACAGGCAAAACAAACAGCCAGTCCGCAAGCATGTGCAGATCCTCTGTCTCCTTGCTTCGATACGCAATGGCTTGACTGAGCTGACCGTGCTCTGCATTGTACATACACATGTACAAATTGTCTCCCAGGTCGTCTGAGATTTTAAGGGCGCTGTTTGTTGTGACGTGATGATGGAAGATCAAAGTGTCTCCCTTCTTGGCATCGCCGTCGTACCTCAAAGGCACAGAGACGATCTCTCCGTAAGCAATCCTGTTTTCAAACTCGTTCCACTTGGAGTCTAAGTACAACTCCTTGCCACCGACATCGATGGTGTCTTCAAATGTTTTAGGTACTCTTACGATGAAGTGATGTAAGGCTTTCATAAAATTAAAATTTGCAATCGTATTCTATAAGGACAGGCTGATTCTCTATCGTCTTCCAAAGCATGGTAGAATCCTCATCCTCTACATACACCTCGTATCTACGCACGTTGTACTTGTACATAGACCTCTCGTCTTCTACGATCATGCTGATCCGTGAATCACCTGCACGCATACCAATGAAGTATGCCATAGCGTCTTTAGGGTTCGGCCCCACGACGATCTTTCTAATGATGTTGGCCACTTGATTTAATTTAGGCATATATCATCCAACCAGTCGCCCTTGTCTTTACGGCTGGCTTGATATGCGCTGTCAAGTATACTAACTAATTCCTGAAATGCATCATCGCTTCTGACAGACCACGAGTATCCAGCCGTGACTTCTTCATCTACGATCATGTCTTCACGCTCAATCACAAAACAAAAGACGAAAGCGAAATCACTAGGTAGGAACTCGTCCTTGATAGCGCCATGCAATTCACTTATCAAGCGGTTTACATACTTTACTCTTTCGTCATTCGGGTCCATTAGGAGGCCCCAATCACAGCGATGCTGGATGGGTTTGCATTTGTAGTTGTAAGTCTTGCGTCAACCACCCATGTGGCGACGGCAGAAATGGTGGCGCAGTGCAAGTGGATGACGTCACCCTCGTTGCCACCAGAGGTGGCGGCATCGCCATCGATGCTCAAGGTGTCGTTGTCAAACGTGTTGCCTGTATTGATGACCTTCTGTACAGCCACCTGGTCGTCGGTGGTGGAGTTGACCACCACCTTACCAATGAACCTCTGTACCGTGCCGCTGCCAGCAGCGTTATTGGTAGCGATCTTGAAAGCTGTAGAGCTGGCGTCAACGATCACAAACTTGAAGTGCAAGCCCGCTGCCGCTGTAGGCAGAACGATAGTTCCGCCCGAAAGGGTGTTGGCGTCAATGAAGTGTGTCTTGCCAGAGTCAGCAGCCGTAAGCGTCACACCAGTGGTGATGTTGTTGACCGTCTGCGTGCTGTTGTCAAAGGTGATGGTGCCGCTGCTGTTGCTGACCTGGATGTTGGTTCCGCTGTTGAAGGTCACAGTAGAGCTCGACCCAGCAGTATCGGCGACGGTAAGTACGGGGTTGCTGGTGCCCGTCACTGTAGCGGTAACGGCATCAAAGGCGGGGAGTGTTCTGAAACCTACGCTCTTGGCTGTGCTGTCCCACACAAGGACATCGCTGGAACCAGAAAATACAGGTGTGTTGATCTGAAGGCTCTCGACCTTGACGGCAGCGGTAGACAGCGACAGGGCTGAGTCGTTACCCAGTCCGTCTTCGATGACCTTGAGACTGGCGCTCAGAGCTGCTGAGTCTGAAGTCTTCAAAAGGCCCTGATACGTGTTCTTGATTGTACTTCCTGAGAGTGTTCCCATGTCACTAATTTTACATCACAAATATAATATAATGGCCAGACACCATAAGGGACGAAAAAACAGAGAGTTTTCTTACCTCAACGACAGGTACGTCAACAAGAACTACCTCAAGTATTACAAGCACGCTGTGCGTGACGTCAATGAGAGGGCAGGTCTAACTATGAATCAGATCAACGTCTTGCTGTTCATGTACGACTACGAGTTCTTCACCATAGATCACATCGCCGAAGCTCTGTATCACCACAAAGCCAAGTTCGCCAACTCCGTGCTGTACCCGCTGCAAAAGAAAGGGTGGATCACCAAGGTGTTCGATAAGAGTAAGATCTCAGAGATGCACTTCCACGAAGCGCAGATGCACGAGAGGACGACATACAAAAACCGCTATGCCCTTTCGCAGAAGGCCCGACTCATGGTCCAACGCTTCTACCGTAAGCTAGAGGGCGAGGAAGAGATTATTTTTTCTTAGGGTGGTCAGCCATCCTGAACTTGGCCTTCTCTACAGCACCTGGGTGCGGAGCATAGTCGCCAGCCATCAGGTAGTACCTGCCCCCATCCTCCATCCAGTGGAAGCCCTTGGGAGGATCGATGGACTTGGTCTTGTTGAGAACAGAAAAGTTTCCGCTTTTCACATTCCCGCCCTGCTTCATCTTCTTGCCGTACTTCATGTCTTTAACAGTTGTTGTATCTGGCAGGGAGAATAATCAGAATCTCATGCCGTTATATGAGTAACACAAATATACAGCACTATGAAAAATTTACTTATCATCCCCCTGCTGCTTCTGAGCAGCTTCGCCTTCGGTCAAGACGAATACATTGACATGCAAGATTTTGAGTTTTACCGTGGCATCACGGACTCATCGGTTTCAGAGATACCCTGCCTGTTCGTACAAGACATCACAAGTGATCAGAAAAGAGGATCATACATTGTGTTTCGGAAGGTGTCAGATGGATACACCGCCTACGACTATGTAAATGCTGGTTCCGAGTTTGGAGCAAAGTTCCTCACGACAGGAAACTTCTGCGCCGTAGGACTTGATGCTGATGGAGAGGTGAGCACTTACAAACACTTTTTCGAAATCACAGAAGATCACTGTGAGTACGAATACGGTTCAGACAAGAAGGCACCGCCGATTGTCTTGATACAGATGTAAAAAGAAAGGGGCCTAAGCCCCTTTTTTTATTACTTGGCTGATTTAGCCATAGCCCTTTCTAGGTCGCCCTTCTTATACATCTTTGGTGGCTCCGCTGCTTTCATGGCGCCAGCCAACTGCTTCTGCTCAGCAGCAATCAATGCATCGTATCCAGCATGAAGCTTGCTCACTGCGCTTGAGCTGATACTTGTCATGCCAACGAGTGACTTGAATTTTGCATCACCAGCCAACGCCTTGGCTCCAGTGGATGATCCACCAGTTTGGATACCTGCCTTTTCCTTTTTAAGTCTGGCGATGTTGGCCTGTCTAAGCTTGACTTGACCCTTGGCTTCAGCTCGTGGGTTGCCCTCAACCTTCGTTCCCTCCTGGGCCTTCTTGAAGATGTGGCCACCGCCAGGCATCTTCATGCCGTCCTTACCGACGTACTTGAGCTTCGGGTTCTTGGCTGCCAAAGCCTTGAGGCCCTTGCTGCCCTTGCGCTTAGCCTTTGCGATGTTTTCCGGGCGGGCTGTCTGTGCGGGTTTAATCATATCGTATTCATGACCACGCTGAGCAGGGACTCTTCTGTTTTCCGTAAACGTGCCCTGGCTTTTGGCTGACGCAACAATATCCTGAATCTGCTTATTCATACGAGATCTCATCTTTGTCGCACGCTTGGGGCTCAGTTGCTTTGCTGTCATGGTTCGCTCACCCTTCCTTGCGGATTGAGCTCTGCGCTCTCTGACCTTCAAACCCTCAGGGGTGATTGTCGTGCTGACCGCACCACCAATACCTCCTCTGATTGTGGTGTAGCTGGTTTTCCCAGCCTGGCTTCCCGACGTCGGGGTGTCTGCAACGATTGTCTTCCCAGTCACACGAGGAACAGCACCTGGCTTGCCAGCTCTGGTTTGCGTGCGTGCGGGCATACCCTCCTCATCGTAGACAAAAGAGGTGACAGGGCCTTCCTTTTTCATTTCGTAGCCAGCACCCTGCGTTTCTTGTGTAGCCGAAGCACCCTTGATCTTTTTACCCTTGGTATGCTTGCCGCCGTGCTTCATCTCCTTGACAGCACCGCCATCTTCCATTGGCATGATCTTCACCATGACGCCACCGTCGGTGACCTTCATGCCGTGCTTGGCCATCTTGGGGTCCATAGGCGTCATCCCTCCTGAAGCCATGTATTGCATCAGGCGCTGCTTGGCTTTGCCACCATCACCCATCTTTTTATCACCGTATTTCATCGTAAATCAGTATCGTGTTTTCTCGAGCCCCTAATATAACTATTAACTCGTCCCATAGCCCAAGCCGCCATAGAAGCACCCCTGCGGCTACCTCCTGACAACCAAGCGCCCTGACCCCTGCGGTACACCTTGGACAGTGTGCCATAAGAGATGCCAGACTTCTTGGCCTTGGCCTGCAATGTTTTTTTGACTGAAGCACTCAGTGCCTTGCGAGAAACCTTCGCTCCCTTCTTCGCTACTCTGTCCTTGAAGTAGCTGTCGGGGAGCTTCTCGCCTTTCTTCGCTGCCTCCTGCCCTCTTTTGAGCAAAGCCACAGCCTCGCCAGTCGTACTCTTCGTATCCGACTTGCCCTGGGATTTATCTACATACTTTGCAGGAAATCCAAGTCTGTATGGCTGCGTGCGTTTACCCACAACGTAAATATACTAACTATATCTCATCCATCAGTAAAGGCAACGAACAGAGGCGTCTTCTCTCCCATGTGCGATCCCACTACATTAAACTCGAAGTGTTCTATGGCATCCATCTCCGTCATGCCTTCTTCGATAAGAATCTCTATGCAGCTCATGGCGTCATAGATGGCTACTGGGTTGGCTCCACAGGTGACACCCACAAGGGCTTTATCAAACCCGTCTGCTAGTAAAGACTCGTTGTCTGCTAGGATCTCCATGAGACCCTCGGTTGATTGATGATACATTTAGATTGAATTGAAATGAGATTCTGCAAAAGACTCTAGCTCCTCCCGTGTAAGAAACTTTCCCTTGGTGTAGTCTGAACGTATCAAGTACAACACCTCACGACGGAACCCTACATCCTTCGTATGCACACTACATATGCTGTCCACCAGGTCTTCTGCCTCTAGGCTAAAGGGATTGACCGTGTCTGTTGGTGCCGAAAAGAGATCCATTCTACTATACTTGAGGTCTAGACAAAGCTAACCCGTTACACCACATCATGCAAGTGATCGAGCCTGAAATGTGTCCTTGGATACAGTCTAAATGAAACTCCACATGATGTTGGAGCTGTGGACCCCAAGTCCACACAAGCGAACAACACGGTCACTATGTTAGCGAAGGTACCAAGAAAAATTGATAAAGTCAAGCTACCCTAGGAAAAACTCTTGGTGAGTTTTCCAAGGCGGCAAGGTCGTCTCTGTTGATCGCAATACAGTGTGTTTTTTTTCGGATGGGTGTGAAAATACCGCCAGACATGTTTGGGGTGGGGATTATACATACATACAGGCGCTAGCGGGGCGCAACCGGAACGCATCTGCAAACCCACGGGGCCTGTGTGCCGCCACATGTCGCTGCAACTTTTGCCGTTTTGCCAGCGGGCCGTGGTCGGGTCTCCGTTGCTCTCCATCCTCTCGGCGACAGACAGAACTTCTTCGGTCGTTGCTCATGCTCCACACATCGTTCGGACAATCCCACCCCCGACCTTGTGCCGTCCTCCACCCCCACCCAACCGGGATGCATGCACCCCAAATTCCGTTGGCTTTTGTTGGCTATTATTTTAGTGGACAACTCTTGACTTTGTCAACTTCTTTCGTACATTAGTGATGTAGTTAAACCAGTGCGAAAGCACACAACACACATACCCCATGTTGTTCATCGACCAACTCAAACAAGCCAATGACGCCACCTTGGCGGCTACCATGTACAATGCCTGCGAGATTGCAGGAGAGGATGTGCCGCAAGGAGACGGCGACCAGGCTGTCCGTGTGGCAACTGCGCTCAAGGTCATCGACCAATGCAAGCCACTGATTCGGGAACGCATTCGTGCCCAAGGTGTAGACGGCACAATGGCCAACGCCTTGGTTCACGCACAAGAGATTGTGTACGCACCAACCCGAAACTGAAGACAACACCAACTCGGGGAGGATGGACACCCTGTCCTCCCCACAATACCCAACCCCATGACCAATTCCAAGAACACCCTGAAGTCCCCAACGCAATGCGCATGGGAAGCAATGGAGGCAACCAAAGCCAAGTTGATTGAAGACACGAAGCAACGTCTGAAGGAGATTCGTGCGGAAGTACAACGTCTCGAGAGCGAAGAGTGCCAACTCGAGATGCTGTTGAACAAAGCCTGACACAAACCCGAGGACGGGCAATGCCGTCCGTCCTCACAATACCCATACCCATGATTTTGTACGCCATTTGCGACCACAATGATGAGCCCGTCTTGGACAACATCTACCGAGCAGGAACCATGTTCACAAGACGTGAGGACGCCCAACGTCAACTCGACAACTATGCAGAAATTTTCGCCGAAGGCAAGAAGGTCTGCAAGGTCATCGTCCACGTTCAAGATTAACCCACAACCCCATACCCATGTCTGAAGTACAAAACCTTCGTGCCTTCAAGGTCACGTTCCTGTCGCCCACGAACCATCGTGGTGCCCGAGTCAAGATTGTTGATGTCATGACCAAGAGCCACAAAGACGCAAGCGATGCATGGAGCAAGATGCGTCACACCATCGTCCTGCCTTACAGCCACAGGATTGGCGACATCCGAGAACAAGCCATCGAACACATGGTGTCTGTCGGTCTCTCTGTCGTTGCCGAGACGCAGGTTGGAGATGGTGAATACATCATCCTCTCCGATTCATGGAGTGCCGAGTTCCGAGACCTTGACGGCGTGACATTTGACGAACACGAACAAAACTGAAGGGATCTGAAACCCATGTACCCTAAACCCCAGAACACATGAATACCCACATGAAATACTTGGTCACCATGACCGATGCCATCCATGACGGAATGTCTTGGGTGGCCAATGGAAGCATCGTTGAGAGACGCATCTTGGAAGTTCCCTGCGGCACATCAGAGCGCAAGCTTTGGATGGCTGTCCGTGAGCGATTCGGCTACACAGGATGCCGTGGTCGGTTCCTCGACATGGACACATGGATGCCATACAATAGTTGCATGATGTTTCACGTTGTGATTGCAGACGGCACCGAAACCTACATGTCATGAGAGCCACCATCGTTTTCCATACCCTAGACAGGCACCGAGGATGGTCTGTCACCAAGACCTTCAATGACAAGTTGCACATGGACAACTTCATCAGCCACATCGAACGCACGAAGCATGGCTTCAAGTACGATGAGCACTACATCCAAAAAGAAACTGCTAATACCCAAGCACAATGAAAAAGTACGCAAGACAATGTGATGTCACAGGACAAGGCATGAACGCAGGATTCTGCATCGGCGATGGAGCCATGTACATCAAGAGCGAGAAGCACATGAGTGAACACATCACCAATGACACCGAGTACGCATCAATTGAGGATGCTTACGAAGACGACTACTACTACTACACCGAATGGGAAGACGAGGATGACTACCAATACGAGGAAACTCCTGTCAACGCATCAGCGGAGTTCCTCCGAAGCATGGTGGCATGGATGAATCGTCGCCCCGAAACCTTGAACGATGGAAAGACCATCGACCAACTCATCATGGACTACAAAAAAGCAGAGCAATGAACAAAGACAACGAGCAGTTCAACCTCATCAAAGAAATTGCAGACCTGCACAATAAAGCTATGGACAGGCAGGTTCTGAACATAGTCCGCATACCCAAACCCAAAAAGCCCAAGAAGCCATGACTAAAGCAGAATTGATTGACGCATTGCGAGAATACCCCGACGACTCACTTGTGGTCATCGAAGTACACGACACCACGTTGTCTGAAGACCTGTATGACTTCACACTAGATGCCGTTGATATGCTTCGGCCAAGCGCAGAATGTCCAATTGAAAACAAGTACGAACTGCGATTGTGTGCAGTGAACCACAAGAAAAATAATTCAGACCCATTAGATTCATGGACATGACAAAGAATCCCTTCCTTGAACTGTCCATTGACGAACTCACCGTTGCATGGGACAACTTCAGCAACCTGCACGGAGAGGATACTTTGGATTTGGAATCCAAAGCATGGCTTGAAGATGCCATCATGGAAAACATCGGCCTGTTGGTCACGTTTTGGCCCACCTTCAAGTACGGAGTGAAAAAGAAAAGAGCCTCTGTTAGCCTGTACCCACGTAAATAAATACCCCATGCACACAATTGAAGAACTGAAAACCACGATGGCCCTGCTCACCGATGAGGTGGAGCAGTACAAGAGTGCCTTAGAAGACATCTGTAAAATCCTCAACACACTTGGATATGTACACAATCGTAAATGAAATAGACAACGCCATCTATGATGGCACACCAATCTTCGAAACCATCGCAGAAACCATTGCATGGTGGAGAAAGAACAGCGGCAGACCAAGCGACATCATCGTCAGCATGGAGAGCCTCGGCACCGCCCAAAACATGGACAATACCATGCAGGAGTTTTTGGGTGAAGGTTGAAAAAGACGTATATTTATCCCCCACTTAAATTTAGTTACATGAAATTAGTAGAGAAAGTGAGCCGCATCCAAGGTGCGCTCAAGGCCCCCAAGGGCCAAACAAACAACTTCGGCAAGTACAAGTACAGGTCAGCCGAAGACATCCTCGAAGCTGTCAAACCCTTGACGATGGAACATGGTCTCATCCTCACCTTGAGTGACGAGATTGTAGAGGTTTCAGGGCGCATCTATGTCAAGGCCACGGCCCGATTGACAGATGGTGAAGCGGAACTCAAGACCACGGCATTTGCCCGTGAGGAGGAAAGCAAGAAAGGCATGGATGGGAGTCAGGTCACAGGAGCCTCATCGAGCTATGCCCGCAAGTATGCTCTCAATGGTCTGTTCTGCATCGATGACACCAAGGATAGCGACAGCACCAATACGCATGGTCGGAGCGCACCTGCCGCACCGAAGGCCGCACCGAAGCCTAAGAGCGAAGAGTCGTTGTACGACAAGTGTTGGACACACGTTGACCAAAGCAAGAACAAGTCTGCCGCAGTGAAAGCAGTCTTGGCGAAGCACAAGACCAACCTGACAGACGATCAGGTTCGCAAGCTTGAGGACATCGGGCGTCTCGCTGAAGCTATGCCGTGATGGATTTCGCACTGAAGCTATCGAAGGAATACGGCAAGGGATACCTTTCGTACTCCTCCATCAAGTACGCTCTTGAGGACATGAAGAAGTTCGACATGAAGATGCGTGATGAACTCAAATGGGATAGCCCTGCCTTGGCCTTTGGCAAACTCTATGACTGCATGCTACTTACTCCTGAGTTTTTTGAAACTCAGTTCGTAGTAGTCGATGACACAGAGATATGCAAGGAGATTGGTGGGAAGGCCCCTAAGCGCACCAAAGCATACAGCGAATGGCTGACTTCCCTTGAAGAAGAAGGTCGTGCTGTGGTCATGCCAGAGGACGTAGCCAAGGCCAAAGAGATGATTGACAGGTTGAAGCTGACGGGTGTAGATAAAATTGCCTTGCAGGGCAATATGCAGTACGAGTTCAACGATTTCATTGATGACGTCCCTGTGCGTGGCTTCTTGGATGTGTTGGGCGATGGATACATCACCGACAGCAAGACCACGGCCAACATCTCAAAGTTCAAGTGGGCCGTGCGTGACTTCGGTTACGACATCCAAGCCTTCATGTACAGCAAGGTTCTTGGCACCACGGACTTCCGTTGGGTTGTCCAGGACAAAAGCTACCCCTATGCCGTAGGTCTGTACTACGCATCGGAGGACACCTTGAGATTTGGTGAGCAGAAGTTTTGGACTGCTGTAGACCGCATCAAGAGCTACCTCGGTGAAGGCAAGAGCACAGAGGCCGATTATCAAACAGGAGAAATATAATGACATGATCAATAAAATTCAGCAAATCACAGGCGTCGGACGCTCCGACGCAGAGGCCATCGCTGTGAGGTGGATAATCCAAGATGACCACGGGACATACCGAGATGCTGCTGTTGAGACAGGGCTACCACGAGCAAGTGTCTTTTCGGCATGGCTCGACTCGGATTACCGCATGCAGTCCAAAGCATTCCGTGATGCTTACGACTTGACTAAGAAACATTTTTCAAACCCCTAAAACTTTTAACATGGGTATTTTAATTAACGGCTCCATCAATGTGAGCAAACTTCCAAAGGACAAGCTCGATAGGTCTAAGAAGGGAGACCTTTTCTATAACTTTACCATGAGTGTAGAGAACGAGACAGATCAGTTCGGCAACAACGTCGGCATGTGGGATTCGCAGACCAAGGAACAAAGAGAAGCGAAAGAGAAGAGAAACTACACGGGTAACGCCAAGGTGGTTTGGACGGATGGCAAGGTGTCGGTAGCGGAGAAACAGGTGACTCCGCAAGAATCCGAGCCTCAGGTAGATGACGATCTACCATTTTGAGTGACAGGAACAGGTAGCCTGTTGCGAGGGGGGGATAGGGTTGGGTATGCCCGTCCCCCTCGTTTTTGCCCTCGTAGCTCAGTTGGATAGAGCAACAGCCTTCTAAGCTGTGGGTCATAG